CCACCACCGCCTGCAATAGTGCCGTTGTTAGTAATTGTAACAGCAGATGATACGCTTAATGCCGTACCACCTGAAGAACCAGAAGATCCTGTAGCTGTAGACTGACCAGCTCCACCGTTGCCACCCATACCAACAATATATCCATTGTTGACAATAGATACACCAGCAGGAAATGACCCTGATACAGTTACAGCAGGTGTTCCAGTTGATGTTCCATATACCCACACGCCTGAGTTAATTGTAACCTCAAGCGCAGATGAGCCATCCCATCCAGCCGCAGTTGCCACAGTTGCTACGTTTACGTTGTATGAGTTAGAAGATATAACCAAAGCAAATACGTTTGATTTACCATAGAAATGCTGTGCGATCTTTATCTCGCCAGAAGCAGGAACGCCAACAGCCGCACCATAGTATTCAGACATCGCAATTGGGTTTGATCCGCCAAATTCAGCCTGAATATCTGCTAACGAAATTTCACCGGATGATTGAAGAGCCATGTGTCACTCCTTAAACAGTACCGTATGCCGCAACATCAGCCTGTGCAGTAATATTGCCTGAGCTATCAATCTTAAATACGTTGTCAGATCCGTACTGGAAATACAGAGTTCCGCCTGAATCCCATATATTCCAAGATCCAAGAGTTATCTTATCGCCAGCGTTTACTGTGCCAGTAAATGTTGGGCTTGCAGTAGGAGCTTTTGCATTAAGCTGTGTCTGAATTGAAGATGTAACGCCATCGACGTAATTAAGCTCTGTCGCAGTAGCAGTAACGGTTGTGCCACCTATCTCTAAGACAGATAGGTTTGGCGAAATCGCAGTAGTGCCATCAAGAAGATCATCAATGGTATCTAGGTTTGCATTTAGCTTAGTACCCCAAGTATCTTCTGAAGCACCAACTTCTGGCTTTGTTAAGCCATATGTTGTGGTAGTAGTATCAGCCATTTAAGCCACCTCTATTGTATGCCGCTTTAGGCGGCTGAATGGACTACTGTCCAAGTTTCGTTTTCTTTAGCTATCGGTTCGTACTTGTATCGACCAGATGCGGTAATATCTGAAGACAATGTTATCACACTGTCGCCCAACTGTATTCGCTCACTATCTGCCACAAGGTCTGAAACAGAATAGATCTCTGTGTCACCTGCGGCAGTAATAAACGCATCAGCGCTTACAGATGCCTGCATATCAACAGACATTTGATTTAGATGTATTCGCTCACCTACTGACGATGTGGAGGCTGACGCATCCAAATCAACCAATCCGTCTTTGACAACAAGTCCAGATGAATCTGTGCTAGATGTACATGATTCTGATGCATCACCTAAGTATATGATCTCACCGGATGCGGATGACCCAGAAGTCATAATCATCTCTGATGAGCCACCGGCAGTTACAATAACACCAACCGGCGCATTTACACTATAAGCATTGATCGAATCAGAGCCACTGATCTGGATTCTTTCTGCGTTAGTTACAAGAATCGATACCGTAGTGATCGAACCAAGTGAGAACTGAACGCGAACGCCGTCAGTAGTTACTGCGTTTTGTGCCTCAACCAATGCAGATGCATTACATATGTAATTAGCAGATGCAGTAGATGATGAACTTGGTAGTGGGTTCTGTGTACCTGACTGATGAATCCGAAGACCGGCAGATGATACAGAGCCTGTTGCAGTTACGCCTGAAGAAGCGAGATGAATGCGCTCGCTATCGGCAGACACAGATGAAGATACGGAGGAAGTAGCCGCCGCATCAACGTACTTGGTTTCAGAGTAATACCCGTCACCAAAATTGTATAAGCCGTAAGCGAACGCCATATCGCTACCCTATTAGTCTAGAGTGATATCGATGTCGCCAGCAGGAATACGGAATACGTCACCTGAAGCGATAGCTTTAGATGCAGTAAGCGCCGCATAAGCAAGTAGATTGCCGCCAGTAGACGCATCGTAAATACCGATGTGAGTAATGGTGCCCCAAGATGCTGTAGCAGTCGAGTATTCGATAGCAGCTGTAGTGGTAGCCGTGTTACCAGTTACAGAGAATGAACCTGCAAGGCGACCATAGCCAGTACCAGAAGTAGATACTTCAGTACCAGAACCATCTTCTGATGGGCTAGAAGTAAATAGGCCAACGTATACAGCCGAAGGTGAAGTGTAAGCATTGCCTGCGAACACATGATCTAGAAGTTCAGTTTCTAGGTAGTTTGAAAAGCTCATTTGTAGCTCCTGATATTAAGTTTAAGACCAGTACCGCTTACAGTAGCTTTATTGCTTGAGCTGTTTAATGCGGCTAGTTTACTTTGGTACATCCCTGCATAAGCTGAGATTCGTTCATCGTCCCGTAAGTATATCGCAGTTTCAAGCAAAACTGCATATAAGTATAGGTCTGGTGCATCTGTTAGCAACCAGTTCGATGTATTAGAGTCCGACAACGCATCAATCTTCTGTGTGTATAACAGTTCAATGTCATATGTTGCGTCTGGTGTCGGATACATTTCGATCTCACCGGCAACGTGTGCGTAGTACAGCGGCTTACCGGCAACATTATCGCCCTTGTAGCGCATATCCTGCATGCTGTCGCGTGAGACTAAGTTCATTGCATATGGCGTAGTGTCCTGCACGGTAATGCGCACAGTAGCAAGCCAATCGGTCGGCAGAGTTAGGTATTGATCATCGATCTCGGCAGTTGAGCGTTGCTCCATCTTCCAATGGCGAACGTCACGGTTGAGACTAGCCTCAGCCATACCGATGAAAGTAGGAATGGTAGCAGTTAAGTCATCCCTGTTGAGGAAATCCGCTACGGCAGACTTCAGCTCTGAATATGTAGATATCGCCATTAGCGGCTACCTCGTTTGGTTTTACGTATTTTACCAGAAGTACGCTTCTTCTTGCTACTACATGCCATTAGTCGCCCTTCATCATTTTCCGTAATCGACCAGCAATCTCTGGAGCTTTGAAATCATCGTAGTTCTGTCGATCAGCAGTTCTTGAGTATTCGTATGCGGCCTTGATCAGATCATCGTTTTTAATACGCCCAGTCATAGGATCGTAGAAGTTAGCACCAGCAGAGTTGTCATTGAAGTCGCCAATAGCATCTGTTGGATCTTTTGCTGTATCACCAAACTGATACGCTCTGGCCGCCTGAACAGCATACTCTGGATCTTCCTTCCTAGCTGCCCAATCATACCCACCAATAAAGTTGAGCATATTATCCATCTGATTACCAACACCACGAGCACCAACCTCACTATAGATGTCAGGATAGTTGTTCTTGATGTAATCCTCAGCGCCCATATAGTAAGCGACATGCTGTCCGTAGTCTGTAGGAAGTCCGAGCAAGTTGTATCCTATCTTGCCAAGCACATCGCTCTTTGGAGCATCTGAAATCCAGTCTAGCAGACCGTATCCTTTGTATGGGTTATTAGGCATTAGAACATATCCAGTATTGAAGTTGGTTTTACCATCCCAGATTTTCGAGATAGTCCGATATCAAGTAATCCGCGAAGCACATCTTCAACAACACCTGTGTTAGCAAGGCTATACTCACCAGTGACATTGTTACGCTTCACTGGAAGAATATCGCCGTAATTGTAAACGTCTGTGTTCTTGTTGCCCATCATGTTGTCGATCTGCATCTGCTGGTTCATGTACTTAGCTTGATCGTAGCCTGATAATTGCTGACCTTGCTGATCTGATAGTAAACCGGATGCGATTACAGTTTCAGGTCGCACAAACATCTCTTTGCTGAACTTGTCACGCAATGCTGTACGCTGTGCATCGTCACTGTACTTCTGAACATCAATACCAAAACGTTGTAGCAGTCCGAGTGTTTCCTGTGGAGTATTCTCAGGAACAATAGCACCAGCAAACTCGCCAAGGCTTACAGTTCGCTCTGGCTTACCTTCAAAGAAGTTTGTGGGGGCGTTTTGCATCTTGTTTTGCAGGCTTTTGATGCTGTCCTTTATATTATCCGGAACATTATCAAATCCGTATTCGCGCAAAGCCCTATCTAATCCGAGCTTGTCGGACGATATTAACGCTCTGGATGCTTCAGGATACGAGTTACCACCATATATAAAATAGTCACCAAGTGCGTCAAGTATTCCATTACGCTCTTCAGCTATTGCATCATAAGCGGCCTTGGTCTCATCACCATATGGCTGCAACATATCCCTACTAGCTCTAATCGCATCAATGGATTTTAGCGGCCTTGATAGAGCTGCTCTATGTTCATTCGGAGTCACACCACCAGCTTGTTCTTGAGACTTACCTCTACTTTTCTTCATAAACTTAGTAAGCTCATCTGCCGTATATGGCTTAATGCCTACGCTAGTTCTTCCGTAGTCAGTAATCTGAGAAGGTTTAGATACAAAGTATTGCTGTGGATCAAGATACTTATCAATCTCGCCGGACATCCATTTATCGAACGCATCTCTATTGGTGTCACGAATATCACGCAGATCATATAGACTAGCTTTATCTGGGATTGCGATACCTGAGTCATCAGCAAACTTAGCTAAAGCAGGAGCGCCTGTCTCAAAAAAATCCAGCACGTTTTTGTAGCTAGACTCATCAACACCTTTCTTGCTCTCAAGATCCCATATATTACGGCCAGAGCTTATGCTCCCAAACTTCTTGTATTCAGAGTAGTCAGCATCAAAGCGTTTTCCTGCGCCTTTCTGTGCCAGCTGGAATGGGCTTGGCGCTCTAGTTGTATAAGCATCAGCATCCCACCATTTGTTTTGCCTATCTGGTGCGAACTGGTCTTTTCTGCCGATAAGCGTGATATCACCAAACTCTTCAAAAGGAATATCTTTTTTAGTTGCCGCAATAGATGGCATTGGCATACCACCCATATCTTGAATACGCTTCAGTTTGTCTGCGTCAGTGTTATGCAGAAACAGCATATCAAATAGATTTGTTGCACCTTCTGCTTGTGTCTTCTGTGCGCTAGATAGATCGTACTCGGCACCTGTTGATAGCTTCTCTGTGCCACCAATTCGCGGAGCTACATCTGCCATTGTCTTCTTTGGCTTAGATGGTGGGTTGTTAGCAAACTTTGTTAGCGATCCTTTTAGCTGTGGAGATAGATCATAATTCATGATCGTGTACACAGGATCTTCGATGTATTGCTTAAGCGCCTGATCAGGAGTCTCAAAGCCAAGGAAGTCGTCACGCTCAAGAGCCTTCAATACATTGCGAGTCTGTGGCGATAGTTTATCTGCCTCAGACATAATCTCTTCAGCATCAGCACCATAACCAAAGAAGTCCAAGATCTCATCGTATGCCTTCTTGGCAAACTCTGCGCTTGTTTCTGCGACTTCCCTAACAACCTTTGTCTTAGCCATTACGCTATACCTTTCAATCCACGTTTGAGTGCGCCTTCTTTCCAAGACCCACGTTCTCTATATCCTACTGCCAAGTAGCGGAATGCGTCCGCAGGATGGCTTGACCAATCGTGTTCAGGTCTGCCTTTCCATGTTAGACGTTGATCGTCATATTCTCTGTGGTATGCGCGGAGTGCCTCAATAAGATGATCGCAGTTCTCAGCGTCAAACCAGCACAACGGTAACATAGACCGTACTGCCTGAATGCCATCGTCTACTTGAAGTTGAGGTGCGATGGTGATCGGATTTACACCTAGTGATAATAACGTTTCATAGCGAGATTTACCAGAACCAAGGTCATGAACCCTAACGTCGTGCGGAAGGATGTGCTGATCGTATCGATAGCCTTTCTCCTGTAGTACGCGAGCATAGTGATCTAGACCAACGCCTGAGTTCTCATAGAAGTCGATAATACGCGTTTCTGCGCCATGAAACTGAGCAAATACAATTGCTGTGCTGTCACCGTATCCTAAGTCCCATGCAGTCACCACAGGCAGGCGTGGATCGTATTTAACAATACCAATACGTCCTTCGTCACGCGCGTGCATTAGCTCTATGTTGTAGTAAGCACCGCTGTGGAATACCAAGAAGTCACCGTTCCACACATGATCGTATGACTCTGGTCGCTTCTTCATGTCCTCCTGCCGCTCCATGTCCAGAACTTTAGGGAACTTCGGATTGTCCTGCCAATTAACCTCAACGATCTTTGCGCTGTCTGGCGTATTCTCTCTGAATCGCTTGTGCGTAGCTGATAGCTTTGACTCTGGGTTGTAGCTTATCCAGATCTCAGATCCTTCTTCACGGACTGTTGGTATCAACTTCATCCATGCTGTCTCTGACACTGTCTCTGCCTCATCTATCCATACTAGAACTAATCGAGCCTTAGACTTGATCGAATCTAGGTTGCGGCGTAGACCGGCGAATGCGTAGTTGATGCGACCATCTTTAGATCGTATGAAGTTCTGGCCTATCTCGTAGTAGTTAGCTAACCAGTCGATAGACATGATCGCTCCCTTCACCTCTTCAAATGATGAGTCGGATAGCGAGTTCATGAATTCACGAGCACAGAGTATCGTTCCTGACTCTCCACTCATTCCGAGCTTGTATCCATACACTGCCGTCATTATAGCGAATGATCTAGTCTTGCCTGATCCTCGTCCGCCATGGGCGATGCGATAGCGTGCCTCACCTGCGAAGAGCTTCTTCATCTTAGGTGGTAGTGGAACTTGAGCTACTTTCTCAGTCATCGGCTTCTAGATCCACAATCTCGATACGAACTGGACTCATAGAGCCATCAGATGATGTTAGGTCTATCTTATCCTTATACAATCCGACAGCTTTACCTCGCTGTTCTTCAGCCTTGATAGCTGCGCTGTATTGAGTAGATTCGATTGCAAGATCACGTAGTTTTGCCATCTGCTTTAAATGGCCTTCAAGCGTACATCTAGCTGACTCAACCACTGGAGCTTTAAGCTCCTCTAGTCTTAGGGCAATCTTAGGGTGAACGGTTAATCTATGAGCCTCTACGTAAATAGCATCATCGCTCATCTTCTCGCAATCATACGCTTCCTTGTATGCGGCAATAGCTGTGCCCTTCTCAAGGTATGCAGTGCAGAATCTCTCTTGCTTTGGTGTCAGTTCGCTCACGTTTGCCTCCTAGTGCCTAACAGCGTCCCAGAACATTTGCAAGCATTGTAACAGAAAAAGCCGCCTTAGCGACTTTTGTTCTTCCAGTGTTGTGAGCAGTCTGGCTTATGTCCTTTGACCGACTGATTACCACACTCTTTGCATGGCCATTGATTACCGAAGATGCGCTTGAAACCTTCTTCAAACTTTTTCTGGTCTTTGTGGTGTCCACCACTATCGTATGTTGCCATCACTCTTTCTCCTGTGCGGCTTGGATCATGGCTCTATAAACATTACTTATTCTAGCTTCCTTGTCCTCTTCAACGACTTTCCAAAAAGCATCTATTATCTTCTCTGTAGGCTCTACAGGTACAATCACGTAACCTTCAGGTAACCCTAGCCCGTAGGCTTCTACCTGTTCCCACCATTCTTCAAAGGTCATCACTCTTCCTCCACTACAGGTACATCACGCCATTCTTCTATTTCGTATAAAAAACCTTTTGAATCTTCAGCTTCACCTAACCACTTCTGCTGAAGGATACGCACTACTCTTGATTCATACATA